TAAAGCCCGTTTACAACTTCAAAGCGGGCGGAGAATAAGAGTTTCTAACAACTGCTTCAACTGGACAATCCTGACGGATGCAGGTTAAGCAAATGTTCGGTGGACGCTCTGCGGCGTAACTGCGTTACACCGACAGCGCGCCAAGTTTTTGGCACGGATTACAGGAGGGAGGAAGATGGATCGTGAAAAGGCATTGGAAATAATTGAGAAGCTTGATAACTATGCAAGAGAAATCGACTGCTATGAATACGGGTTGCCTACTTTTCAGGACGAAAGAGAGGCAATGGTCGATATCGTGATGAGCTGTTTCGAAGGTGCCAAAAACACCGAACAAGCTAATCAACCTGACTCGCACATTATTCCGGGCAGAGTGTTGCCCTGTAACCGTACTGCATTTGTTTGACGGCTCGCAGGTTATCAGCACGTTCGGTGGACGCTTTTACCGTCTAACCGCTTCGCTTATTAGACGGATACGCGCCAAGTTTTTGGCACGGATTAAACGGAGCTGGTTGCTATTTCGTCAAGAACGAAACAGGAAGGATTGTTGGCCCGTATCCCGACATCACAGACTGGAAAGCGGATTTGCAGTCAATGATTGACACATAAGACTAGACGTGATAAACTACGGCTAGTCCATATATATGATGAAAGGCTGTTTACAAGGACAGACTTGGATTTGTTAATGCAGGAAACAAGAAACAACAGGATAGCGCTTATAGCTGATTACATAATGATAAAACAGAAAAGGGATAAGAATACCGGAGGGAACAATAGCAAGAAGACAGCGAGGAAGATCGGACTCGCAGATGAAATAATGAAGCAGAAATGGGGTAAATACTACGAGTATGATAGGGAAAAGAATATACCGAAAATACTATACAAAAGATAGAAAAATACTAGACAAATAATCCACTATGTGTTACCATTGATAGTGGAGGAAAGAGATATGGAGCTACTTACGAAAAGCGGTTATCCTTTATTGACGATTGCTTCTTTATATCAAAAGGCGATTAGGCGAGGGGACGCCAAACTTGCCGGGTTTGCGGCTTGCGAGATATGGGATAGATACCCGGAATACCTATGGAAGCGCACATTGGTTATAAGCGCCGAGGACTGCGACGGCCTGGTAACTACCGAGATTGAGTCCCTATATCGATCAGACAAGATCATAAACGCAGGGAAAAAGGCATGGGAGAAAAGGACTCGAGTTTTCCTTGGGAAAGCAGTTACGATACTGCTAAAGGTTGGAAAATGCAGGGACGCCGATCATTTTACCAACTTCTTAATGACTAACCCCGAGCTAACGGCGCAGACAGTAGAGGAAATAGAATTAGAAAACAAGGCCCCAAAAACAATACCGGCCTACGTATATGACGTTCACACTGCCGAGGGAAAGAGAGCAGGAAAAACGAAAAAGGACTTTTTCAAGGAAGAGTTTGAAGCCTTGAAGAACCGCCAGCCAGGGTTATTTGATGATATGGTGGGTGAAGTATGCCGCTGATCAACAGGAAGGAGCAAAGGATACGGGCAGAGAAGGTCCGGGGATACATGGCACTGGGAATGCAGAGCGACGAGATCATCGAAGCCATGCAGAGGGAATACAAAATGAACCGATCCACGGTGTATAATTACATAAAGAAGGTGAAGAAGAATGGGTAAGCATCCGGGCGGTAGGCCGACAAAATACGATTCACAGTATGCAGAACTACTGCCCGAGATGTTCAAGGACGGCCAATCAGTTGTAGAGGTCTGCGTTGCGTTAGGGATACACAAGGACACATTTTACGAATGGTGCGCCAAGCACAAAGAGTTTTCCGACGCCTACGCCCTCGGGTTGATGTATTCAGAAGCATGGTGGCAGAAGCTCGGCAGGGCGGGCGCGGCTGGCGGAAAGGTAAGCCCTCCGTTATGGCGAATGAACATGATGAACCGATTCAAATGGTCTGACAGGATAGACGTATCGGAGGATATAAGGAAGGCCGACTTTAAGGATGTAGCCGATCCTGACCTTGCGAGTAAGAGTTACGATGAACGGGTGAAGATGGTTAAGGAATGGTTGTCACGAAACAATGATAACGAGTGAGGAGCAATTCCTAGAAATAACCGCCCAGCTTGCCAGGGAAGAAGTTGCGCCGAAGTTTAATGAGTGGCGCAAGCCGTATGCCTATAAGATCGCCTATGGCGGGCGCGGGGCTGGAGCCAAGACCGAATCTGCAATGTCCCTTGCGGTGCAATTCGGGGAGAATCCGCAGTATTTCGGTAATAGGGTGAATATCATAATCACCCGAGAGATACAAAACACCATCGATCTGTCATCCTTTGAAGCGGTAAAGAAGAAAGTCCAAACCCTTGGATATTCAGGATGGCGAATAACTAATAAGTACATCGAAAACACGAAAAATGGCTCGCGGATTTCGTTTCGAGGTCTATCTGATCTTACCGCGGACAACTTTCGATCACTACAGGACGTAGACATTCTGGTCTGCGAGGAAGCGCACGGCATTGGATATAAGGCATGGAATACTGTCCTACCGTCGATGCGAAAGGCAAAGGCCGAGGTGTGGGTGTTGTTTAACCGCGTGCTTGAGATAGACCCATGCTATGATATATTTGTGCTAAACGAAAGGCCGAATAGTTGTATACTTGCGTTAGAGCCTGGGAATATAGACAATCCGTGGTTTGATCTTTCATCGCTACCAGAAAAGCGCGCGGCTGATTATGCCCGCGACCCAGACGAAGCCGCACATATATGGGAAGGATTGCCGAGAAAGCAGGGCGCAAATGCTGTTATGAACCGTCTTGATGTACTCGCGGCTATGGAAAGGAAAATCGAAAACCCCGAAGGAGACGATGCTATAGGAGTAGACGTAGCGCGGTTTGGAAGCGACTCGACGCAGATATATCGGCGAAAAGGGTTAAAGGTTATTGCAGGGGAAACAATGACCGGGGTTGATACCGTACAGATAGCAAATAAGGCGTGGGAGATTGGCGGGATAGATATAAAGTACAACATCGACGGCGGTTATAACCCAGGTTTGATAGATGTTATGCGCGGACGAGGGGCAGACGTTACGGAAATACAGTTCGGCGGTCGCCCGAGCAAGCCGGACGAATATGCAAACCTAGCGACTGAAATGTGGTTTGAGTTTCCCGTCAAGGAAGCCGACATTCCGAATGATAAAGAGCTACTGGTACAGCTAACCGATAGGCGATATGGGTATGACAGCAAGGGGCGAAAAATAATCGAGCCGAAAGATGCGTACAAGAAGCGGAACGGAGGAAAGTCGCCCGATAAAGCCGACGCGCTTATAATGGCCTACTATAGGCCGAAGAAAATCGTAGACGATGACATACGCGCACAAATGGCCGCGCTCCGCGCAAGGAACTGACAGAACACCGTATACCGTGGTATAATACCGCACGAGAGGTGAAAAGATGGGACTGTATTCAAGTTTCCGCGAGTTCTTCGCCAGGCGAACCAGGGACAACGATGTATCGAGAACCCAGCCATTGCGCCCGTATGAAAGGGACAATACGGGTGGAATGCCGATAAACGAAAAGCTGATAACGGGGTTATATCGCGGAACGAATGAGGGCCTACAGTTTGCCTCTCCGCTTGCGGTAACTCCCGTCAATGTCCCTGTAAACCTTGTTTCGATCCCAACGCCTACTGCGAATGATGAGATAACCAAGGAAAGGATAAAACGTCTTATTGATGAGAAGAAAGAGGATTTTCCGATCATCGAGAGAACCAAGTGCGCCTATGGAACGGCCTGGCGTTGGGCCTGGTACGATAGCAAAAACATGGCGCTTGTTTGGGAGGCAATACCGGACGCTTCAATTTGCGATATAGAGGTCGATACCTTGAGCGGCGAGATAAACGCCATCTATACGCACGATCGCTTCAAAATAGCCGTTGGAGAAAACAAGGCGGCTTATGTTGAGCGTAGGAGGAAGATAACTCGGGAACAGGTAACGGTTAAGTGGGAAGGGGACGCGAACGCACGAGGGACGAATCTTTCGTACACTGGCAGGAACGTATTCGGGACGATGCCAATTCCGTTCGGGCGAGACTGCGGAGAGAATGAGCATCGAGGCCATTCCGTTCTTGCGAGGAACATGAGATCATATCGCGCTCTACATGAGATCGAGCTAAAGCGGGCGCAGATACTTGCAGACTTCAACCCGAAATTAAATATAAAAACGACAAGCGTTAAGAGCTGGCTTGATAATAACGGGCTTACGGACATACTTCACGCCAACGATACGGTATTCGAGTCTCGACTTTATATCGGAGAGAAAGACGACACGATTGATATAACTTATTTGCCGTCAGACGCAACCAAGCCCCATTCGGACGCGATCAAGGAGCTTACGCATAAGATCGTGATAGGCTCCGAGGTGCCGGAGATATTCTGGGGAACCCTAGCAACCGGAAACGAGGCGTCGGTAGACTCTCACCGTGATCTGGCGAGCCAGTACATAGCCGCGCTCCGTGATGAGGATTCGCGCCCTTACGAGCGGCTTTTCAACGACTCATTGCGGATACTCTCATTCGTAGAGCAGACAAGGTACGGCGCTGTAACGATGGGATGGGGACGTTTCGAGATGGTTTCCACGCTTGTTAAGTCGCAGATACTGGCGAACGTTTCGGCGGCTATCTCGCAGATCGTAACCAATGCCGGAGGGACGAAAGAGGACGTGCTGTACTTCTGGCGAATGTTCTTCCCCGATCTACCAGAGACGGACATATCAGCGTTTACGGCAGGAATCAAGGACATGGCTAAACACGCGGCCTTCGCGCGAACCGATATGTACGGGCAGACGGGAAGCAATGACGAGGAGTGAGTATAGCCGAAAGAAGGCGGCGGTACGAAATGCGGGATTGAAGGAGACAATGGCAAGGATAGCCGAGGCTCGTCGTATGTATCGCCGACAGCTTGAGAAGGTGAACCGTGTCGTCGTGAAATTACCGAAGGGAAAGCTGTCGGAAGAAAGCATCGCGCGGATTGACGGAGTGATAGACAAGCGTGAGTGCGTAGAGAAGTTGACCGCGATTGTTTCCGGGGCGAGCCTAAAGATGGCGCGACGTGTTGTATCTGTAGACGCAGACTATATTACGGACGCAGGGAAGGAAGCCGGGGTAGAGTTTAGCGGACTTAAAGAAGCATTTGACCGGATCGCGCGTAAAGCGACCGAGAGGAACAGGCGCACTGCTTTTGTTTTTAGAAACTCCACGAAGTACAATCTGTCAGAAGCGGTTTGGAACGCAGTAGAGGGGTTCAGCGACAAACTGAAAGCTGTAGTAGAAGCCGAGTTTGCGCGAGGGACAGACCCAGTGAAGATTGCAAGACTGCTGGAAGAATATCTGGAAAGCGGGGATGAAGGTATCATCCTTGGGAGATGGGGAGAGATGGAACCAGGGATGAGCGACTACCGGAAACGTATCGGGCGCGGAGGTGCAGACTTTCGCACACAGCGGCTTGTGAGAACCGAGATTTTCAATTCTATCCGTAACGCAGATATACGGTCAGGCGCGGCGAATCCAGGGACAACGGGGAAGTGGCGATGGGTGATGGTGGCTTCGCGTGGGGACTGGGACTGCGATTGTCCAAGCCGCGCCGCAGGAGGGCCGTATACCCAGGAGCGCGTTCAAGAGCTTGTAGACACTGCACACCCAAATTGCTTTTGTCGAATCGAGCCAGAGCTAATGGAACACGACGCTTTCATCGAATCGCTACTAGACTACGTTGACGGGAAAGATACAGCAGGAGCGCGCAGAGTAGAGGAATGGTCAGGACAATATGACGTTATAGCGGCGTAGGTGATATAAAAAGCGAAATAACGCTATACATTGCGTGAAATGCAAAGGAGTGGTATAATACCGACATGAACAGAATTATGGACAAGCCGGTGTTCTTGAACCTCAAGAAACCGGAAAACAGTTCGATCGCGATGCCGAACATCGAGGACGTTCCGATTCTGTTGAACGCCAAGGCCCTACAGGAGATTCAGCGCGACGATAACGAGCCTTACTACAAGGTGGAAGCCATCGAGTTCCCTTGCGAGGGTACGGGCGGCATATACGAGAAAAGTTTTTTCAAGAGCTTCATAGATGTTACCAAAAATCGCCCGATCCCAGGAAGCAAGCGCGGCCACGAGTTCACGTCGCGCCCCTCGACCGACTTCTATATGGTTGGCGGGAGTATTGTGGAGAACGAGGACAAGAAAAGCGGCGTTGCCTATTTCAAGATGTACATACCCAAGAAGGGAGATACGACGGACAACTACGGGTTTATGCGGGACTGCCGGGCGAACATCGTTCACTTCTCGCTCGTAACCCAGCCCGAGTACAACGTCAGGCGCGACGAGGACGGGCAGGAGAGGCGGCACTTCATACGCCATGTCGCGTATGAACGAAACGACGCGGTAGAATACGGAGCAGGGGCAATGAGCCAGGTGGTGAATGCCGCGAACGCTTCGGGCGACAAGGTTCAGGGCAAGAGCGTCGCGAAGGCAAAGCGGCTAATCGAGGCGGGCAACTACGATTCATCGTCCTCGTGGAGTTTCAGCGCGGCCGACGGCGACAAGATGCTCGGTTCAGAAAAAGACGACTGGGGCAATTACGCTTCCTGGCACATGGTCGAGGACACGACCGCGAGCGAGGAAACGAAGGCGAGATATAAGTATCCCTACGGGAAGAACGGAAAGGTGTATCGTTCCGCGCTACGCGCTATAGCGTCCCGCGCCGCGACCGCCGATCTGAACGAACTGTCGGATACGGCAACGGAGCTGATAAAGCTCATAGACGAGAAACGTAAATCAAACGGAGGACGAAAGATGGAACTGAACGAAGCCATCGAAACCGTCGGTAACGCCATCTCGAACGGTGCGGCCAAGATAACCGACATCGCCAAGTCGTGCGGATTCGCCGACAAGATGCGTAACGAGACGGACGAGAAGAACGCAGAGATCGCCAGGTACGTCAACGAAAAGTTCGGGGACAAGTACAAGGACAAGATCGAGGGCATGATCGACGAGAACAAGAAGAACGCCGAAGCCATCGCCAGGGCCGCCGTGATCGAAGCCTACGGGAACGCCGAGGAAACCATCGGCGACAAGAAGGTGGAGAACGCCGCGCATACCTACGCGATGAAGGTATGCAACGGCAAGACGGGAGACGATCTAAAAGCGGCCATCGAATCGCTCAAGAACGATTCCGTCATGTCGGTGATTCTCGCGAGTCGCGCTGACCCTTTCAACAAGGTCAATGCGATCGAGTCGAACGGAAACGGTGATCGTAAGATCATCGAAGCGTAAGGAGGAAGAATATGGCTAAAGCCTATGTAGTCAAGGGAAAGAACGATCACGTTAGGCTGTATAACGGAACCGGTTCTGCCATTAAGCAGGGTGACTTCGTTGTCCTGGGTGATCTGTGCGGCGTTGCCGACGAGGACATCGACAACCTTACGGTTGGTTCGGTTCACGTCGAGGAAGGTCTTATCGTCCAGGCGAGCGAGTTCGTAACTGGCGAGAATACGTTCAACACCCCGCATCAAACGGTGTACCTCGACCCGATCAGCGGGGACTTTTCGGATACGTCCAATGCCGGGTACAAGGCGGTGGGGCAACTCATCGAGGTCAAGGATTCTGGCGGGGTGATTCGGTTCAGCAAGTACCGAAGGGCAGTTACCGTCGGTGAGCCGATAAGGATTACCCTCTCGCAGATCACCGACATCGGGAACCTCGCCCTCGGAGACCTCGCCGACGTCAATCTCGCCGGAGTCACGGACAATGATCGCTTGGCTTACGACTCTGCCACTTCCAAGTGGATTCCCGAAGCGGTCGCCGACTAACGGCAAAGGAGAAAAAAGAATGGATAGCATGATACTGACCAACGAAAAGCTCATCGAGCGCAGGGTGGCTAACGCCGAGAAGCGCGTGGCCCGCGTCGTACTCGGTAACGGGCGCGAGAACAAGCGGCGAACCGATCTCGAGTTTTCGCCCGGAACCGAGTTCACCACGAAAAGCCGGAACTGGGCGAACAGCGCGGCGCGCGATGAGCTGTACCGCAACATGAAGGTCTTGTCGGACAAGATCGTCGAGGCAGAGAAAAACGCCTCGCCGTCACCGGCAGACCTTATGAGGTACCTTGAGTACGTCCAGATCGACCTTGTGCGGCTTTCCGAGGACAACGCGGACTACTCGGGGATGATTTACAACGTGTACAATCGCCCGGACGCGACCGATCCGACCAAGATTCGTGATCTCATCCCCTACGTTGGTAAGAAGGAAGTTATCAGCGGCGAGAACGACAGCGTGCCGATGATCGAGGAGAACAACGCGCAGGGCGCGACGATCAATCTCGACTTTAAGGCGTTCGGCCACAAGTCCAGTATTCGGAACCTCGTGATGAACCCGAACGCCACGACCCAGCGAGTCCTTGAGGCCGCCGCGACCATCGACATCGACAGTCGCAACAACGACACCATCGGACACCTCGTCGGGCTGACCTATCCGGCCAAGCAGTCTGTCGCGTTCGACTCTGGCGGTTCGACCAGGGATGAGAAGCTCTACAACACGGTCGTTGCCGCGATCAAGAAGCTCGCCGCGCTCAAGCACCCGCTGACGGGCCAGCTCCTATCGGGGATCGGCGCGTTCTCTGGCGGCCTTCGTATCCTCGCACACCCCGCCGACGCGTGGGAACTGGAGCGCGTGATCCGTGGTCAGCTCGAAGGCAAGGGCGGGACGGCGGCGAATCGCTCGCGGCTCCCGATCGCTGACATCATCCCCTACGGTGGCGGCGTGATGAACGGCCTTACCTGGGCCGGGAAAACCCTGGCTCTCCCTGGCGTCACACTCGGGACGGCGTACCTGTATCTGCCGAATCGCCTCGCGGGGTTCATAATCGACAAGATCGGGCAGACGATGGAAACCGGGTCAGGCTCGGTTATCCAGCTCTCCACCGAGGAGCGCGCCTGGTACAACGTCAACGGACTCCATCACTCGTTCTTCACCGGAGGCGCGGAAACCAACACCGATTCCGGTGAAGGCTGTATCGTGAAGTTCGCCACCGCGTAACAGCGGCAAAGCGAAAAGAAGATGCTATGGGTGGGGTCTTGCAAACGCGGGGCCTCACCCTTTCCTGTAGAGAGGTAAAACATGGCAGAGGTATGGTCGAGTTTGAAATCTGTACGCATGAAAATCCGCGACCCGCTCGGAGTCATTGACCTAGACCATGTTACGAACCAGGCCGCGCTTCCCGTAACCCCTAAAAGACAGACTGCGTATCGAGCTGACGATACAGGGACGTATTGGCAGTTTGACGAAGGACTGCAGGCGTGGGGCGCGAAGGATATACGGGTCAGCGATGAAACGTTAAACGGAATTATTGACGCGAAGGGAGTTACCGGGGCTGTTGGCCCAGCGATAGACGAGATTATCGCCGGGCTTTACTCGGAGTTACCGCTTGTGCAGTCGTCGAGCGGATCAGAAAACTTTCAGTTTGTGAAACTATCGGAGGTGTTGGCTTTCTACGAACGCCTCAAGAAGATATATAAGGACGCTGTAGCAGAAGATGAGAATATGAATACCGGGAAGTTCGTATGCACTCCACAGCGTGTCGTAGGCGGTATTCGGGAAACCTTTTTTTAACGGAGGAACCCTGATGCGTCAACCGACACGAAGAGCCGTAGTTTTGTGTGGGAGGAGTGATGATATTAGAGTCGTTACGAAAGGCGTATGAAGCGAAAATAGCAATCAATCCGACGGTCGTTGAGATACAGCGCCTCCCGCTCATCCCAAACGGATTCGGCGGATATGTACAGGACTTCTCCGGGTCGGTTACTGTTATACGGGAGCGAGTGCGAATATCGCATGAGCAAGGATCGGTTCCGGCTGGTTCGGCTTCTCCGGTAGGAATATCAACGTCATTCGGGCTTTATGCTCTCCTGCCGTGGAATAGCCAGGTAAAGCAAGGAGAGGAGATTCGCGCGGGCCTTCGCTCGTGGCGGGTTGGGGTAGTTGATAGTCTCATCGTGGAGGGGAAGGTGTATGGGAAACGTGCGCCGCTGACCGAGACCTCGCGCCCTGGAATCGAGCCGCCTACTGGATTCACCGCGACTGCGAACAGCTCGTCAACAATCGTGCTTTCATGGGCCGACTTTGTAGGAAACGCTTATAGCATCGAGCGAGAGAACGGCGAAGGCGAGTTTGAGGAAATCGCGTCGATAGCGCCCGGCGTATTCACGCATACCGATACCGGACTTACTGCGGGAACAGAATATAAATATCGTCTACGGGCCTATGATGGAACCACTTGGTCAAGGTATACTGATGTAGTAACTGCTACTACGCAGAGTTAGGAGGAACGAATTGAGTGGTATACCGAAAAGCGCGGCTGACGCGAAACCGAGCGATGGACAGAAAGCCAGGCTGAACGGGACGGCCGATGAGGTTCTAGTTCAGATCGGCGAGAAAGATTTTTTCGTGAGCGAAGATGAGGCGCTTATGATTGCGTCGAAGATACTCATAACGCTCCAGGTGATTCATGCTAACCGGACTTGAGACGGTAAAGAAGAACATCGCGGAGATATTTCGCCGGAAGCGAATCGCTACGCTTGCTTTGTGTCAGTATTACGCGGAGTTAGCGGTACAGACGTTCAGGATTAAGCAGGGATCGGTATACGGTACTGGCGGCTTTTGGGCGAACAGAACGTGGACAGCGTTTCAGTCAGTGTTCGGGAAGGCGTTCGAGGATGCAAACGCGAACGCGATGGGATTCTTCCTTTCTCACGCAGTTGAGTACGGAGTCGCGCTGGAGCTGGCGAACGATAGGAGGCACGCGGCATTATTGCCGACTGTGATTGACCTGCAAGACCAGTTCATGAAAGACCTTAGAAGGATATGGGAAAGATGATCGAACAGGTAGTGAAGAAGCTGAAAACAGGAGCTATAAAAACTGTCGTGCCGTTCGATTCTCTTTTCGGAAGCGACGGTAATCCCGTATACCCGGCGGCTCCTTATATTGTCGTAAAAACAGAGAAGGGAGTAGGTGGCCGGAACTTTCGCATCATCGTGCATTATCCTATCGGGGCAAGATTGCAACTTGAGAATGCAATGCGGGCGACTATGGCACTACTGAAAGGATTCGGGGCAACGTCAAGAAACGGAGCGTACAACCGGCTTGAGGGGCCGATTGACTATACGGATGTCGATGTCGTCAACGACGACAAGACTATCAGCATGGAGGCATTGTATCTAATGCCTACCAAAACTTTCTAGGAGTAGCATATGTCTCAAAGGGAAGTAAACGCGAGATACAATTTTGGCCTCTCGCGCACGAGGCTCCGGACGTTGAACGACGATCTTTCGCGCCCGGAGTATAACAACATCATCGGTGGCGTCGGCCCGTTCGACTTTTCAGGCGTAACCGCTATCGCGGCGGTGCCGATCAGTTTGAAGGTGAACAACTCGGCCGTGGTGAACGACACCATCGATCTTTCGGCGGCGCTCGTTCCCGCGGCCGTAACGGTGGATGAGTTCGTCACCGCCTTCAATGCCGTTGGGCTTACTGGGTGGACGGCCTCGAAAGACGCGACCACGGGCCGGCTCAAGATCGTGAACTCCACGACCGGAGCCTATGTCCAGGTGTACGGCGAGGCCGCGAGGCTCGTCCGTATCGGCCAGGGCAAGGGCGTGAAGGCTATCAAGTCGGACACGATGCAGACCTTCACCGTTACGCCGACCGTGAAAGAGGACACCACGTTCACGATCACGGACGCAAACAACCTCGACACGGAACGAATCAAGGAGGGGTACAAGAAGGGGTTCACGGGGTCGCTTGTGGACACCGCCGAGGACTTCGAGATTCTCGAACTCGTCGAGAGCGGAACCCTTTCGGCCGACGGAAAAACCTACACCGACCCGACCAGCACGACCAAAAAGGTTGTGTTCGAGATTGAAACGTACAACCCGTTGTACGCGGCAGGAACGAACATGGAAGATCAGATCGTCGGGTGGGAACACAAGATACTTCGGATGTGCAAGGGATCGATCGGCGAGCAGACCAAGGAAGCTGGGTTTGGTACCAGGACGTTCAATATCGTTGGTACCAACTATCGACCGAACGTAACCGGGGCCGTCGAGTCGGGATCGATCATCACCGAACACCTCGACTTCGAGGACTGGTCTACCGAAATCTTCGACGCCATCTAATTGAAGGGGAACGAGAATGAACGAGAAACAGACTTTGAAGAAACTAGCGGAGAGAAACACGTCGCTCATTTTCGTTCCCTGGAATGGCGAGAACATTCCCGTCCGAGTAAGAGAGCTGACCGATTTGCAAATACAGGCAATCGGTCAGTTCTCGCTTATTGAAACAAACGCCGCTCCTAAGTCTACGGCGTGGGGTAGCATCGCCTCGCTCGCCGTTATGCAGAACGAAATAACAAGAGCCGCGCTTGTTTCGCCAACTTACGATGAGATATTCAAGATCGTCGGTGAGAATGATCTTACCGACAGGATGAGAGCAAAGTACATCGAAGTTCAAAAAGATTTGTTGAAGATGCCGAAAGGCCCAGAGCGGAGTGCGCTTGAGAATCGCGCGGAAGCATTGCGCCTTCTGTTTGAAGCTGTACTACCGAATGACTTCCTGGCGGCTGTAACCGCGTGGGTTACAGGCGTAGAGAGAACAGACATTAAGTTGGTAACGAAAGACATTCTGTTGAATGCCGCAATCCTGCAAAGGAAGTACGGTGGCCGCGCATCCGATTACTGTACCGGAAATCTTTCGGACTTTAATAAGCGAGATATTGATACTCAAGCTCTCATTGTGTTTGCAGAGTTTGAGAAGCAGATAGTAGCGAAGCAGAAGAAAGGTACAAAATGAGCGGAATAGACGCCGGAACAGTATACGCCGCTGTACGACTCAAGATGAACGAGCTTGATAACGACGTTCGTAACGCCGCTGCGAAGTTCGAAAAGCTCGATGTGTCAGCTAAGAAGATGGCCGACGGGTTCAATAAAGTCGGAAAGACGATGAGCATAGGCGTAACCGCGCCGATCGTTGCCGCTTCTGCGGCCATGATTAAGTTCTCGAGCGACGAGGGAGAGGCGCTTAACGCGACGAATGTTGTATTCAAGGAGTCGTCGAAGGTAATAACAGATTGGGGAGACAACGCCGCAAAACAGGCGGGGCTTTCTCGGGCAGAGTTCTATCAATCGTCAGCTGTTATGGGTTCTATGTTAAAAGGAATGAATCTTTCACTAGAGGATTCAGCATCTGCTACAATAGAATTGACAAAACGATCAGCCGACCTCGCTTCTATATTCAACACTGACGTAAAGGACGCTACAGGAGCGGTGGCCGCGTTCATCCGTGGCGAAGCTGAACCAATTCGCAGATACGGAGTTTCTATAAACGAAGCAGGAATAAAGGCTAAGGCTATGGCGATGGGCCTTTATTCTGGAACAGGTGAGCTATCAAACTATGCGAAAGCACAGGCGCGTATAGCTGTTATTATGGAGCAAACCGCAGATATAGCAGGCGACTTTGTGAATACGTCAGATCAGCTCGCGAACTCAACCCGCGTTCTCCAGGCAGAAGTGAAGAATCAAGCGGCCGCGATGGGTAAAGACCTACTCCCCATCGTTCTCGACGTTGTAAAGGGCTTGCGGTCGATAACTGAAAAGATCGGAGAGCTAGACCCGGAACAGCGAAAGCTCATATTGACGCTGGCGGCCCTTGCCGCTGGGTTCGGCCCTGTTGCTATGGGAATAGGAAATACCATAAAGGCCGTGAATCAGCTCGGAACGGCGATGACGTTCCTTTCGGCAAACCCGATAGCGTTGACCGTTGCCGCGCTTGGGGCTGTGTATCTAGGACTCAAGGCAATCGGTGCCGAAAATAATAAGCGAATGCTCGAAGAAGTAAGCGAGCAGTTCGGCGACATGGCGAACGAGGCGAATCTATCCGCGCAGAAGATCAGCGACGTGCAAGAGGCAATCGCGAGGTCGTCGCGCGGGAATGCCTCGTTCGCAGACCTTCAGGCGCAAACCCAACAGATAGCGCAAGACCTGGGAATATCGGTAGAACAGGTTGCGCGTATCGGTTTGAAATCGGAAAAGGTTACAGCCGAAACAAAGTCGCAGTTGACCGCGCTCATGGAATTGAATAAGCAGGAGCGCATACGCCTCTCGTACATACCTGGGACGGTCGAGTATCAAGAGCGAATGAGAAAGGCGGCCGAGGCAGTTGCCGACGCAACGAAGGCTACCAACGACGAGTCGGCAAAAACGGACAAACAGGCCGAGGCGCGACTCAAGGCGTTTGAAGAATACGAGAAAGCCGTAAAGGAGGCTAACGATCGCGAGGCTCGCGGGTTGCTGTCGAAGGCAGAGGCAGAGGACGCAATAAACGCGGCACGCGAGAGAGAGTTACAAACGCTGTATGACATCGGCTACCTAGACGAAAGCGCGTCAACCAAGGGGCGACAGCGCATGGATGAGCTAACTGAAAGCATCGTTGCCCATAACGAGGAGCGAGAGAGGCAAGCCGAACTGATGAGTCAGTATCAGCAGAAGATCGAAGACGTGGGAGAGCTAGAGGACGAGCGGCGCGAGATTCAGGCCGAGAGGTTAATCGAGGACATAGAGAACTCGGAGCTTGAGCTTGAGCAGAAAGACGAGTTAATAGCCAGACTTGAGGCGATACGCGACACGACGAAAGAGATGGGAAAGATGGCGCAAATATGGAATGGCGCTATCAGTGAGGGTATCAAGAGCGGACTTTCTGGATTCCAGTCTCTAGGTGAAGCGATTGCCGACTCGTCGTTGAGTTGGGGCGTGTTCGCCAAGCTCGGACTCCAGGCGATAGGCTCGATGCTCGTCGCGCTCGGTTCAGAACTCGCGGTACAGGCCGCGAAAAACTGGGCCGCTTATATCGAGTCGCGCGGATCAGATGTCGCGGCGGCGGCGGCGGCCGTGAAATATACGGCGGCGTCCGCTCTTTCTTATTCCGGCGCTGGAATCGTAAATGGCATGGCAGAGAACTTTGCATCAGGCGGTATTGTAGAGCCGAGAGGATCAGGAACAGGTACGCTCGTAAACGTTGCGGAGAACGATGAAGGTGAGGTATTATTCAACACGAGCGAGACTGGCATGAAGTGGACAGACCAGGCCGCAGAAGCGATCGCGAAAAGGCTTGTGATACATAACCATCTCATCGTCGATGGCCGCGAGTTGTCGGAATGGGTTGTTCCAGCTGTAAACAAAGGGCTTGTGCGAATCAAGCGATAGGAGCGAAATAAAATGAGAGCGCTGTTTGATAATAAAGTCCTAGACGCTACGCTTTCCTCGCTCTATGGTAACGTAGACTTTCCGGCATCAAATATCAAAAGCCCGTTCCTAAATATGAAGTTCAAGAGCATGGGAATAAACGATACCGTAAGGGCGTTGTTTCCGGCGAACATAACAGCAGATTGTTTTTTCTACGGGTATACGAATGCAGAATCAATGACAGTTCGTATTTATTCGCACGAAAGCGTGTTGCTCGATACTATAGCTGTGGATTGCACCTATCAAACCGGATCGGCGTTTTTCACGAAGCGGAGCGGGATTCGGTGGATCGATGTCGAGGCGACTAGCCCGGCAACGGAGGATTTGTACATAGGCGGGTTTGCCTTTGGAGAGAGCGTCCTATTTCCCGATCCAATAGCGACGTTCGAGAAGGACGTGAACGACAAATCCAATTTGGACTCAAATGACGCGGGACAGGTTTCGTATCAGTATATACGCCCGCTTCTGCAATACCAGCTCAATTTTAAGTACACGGAAATAGATCAGTGGGAGGATATATTTAATAGGTATCTTGAGATTGGAGGCGGCTTGAAGTGGATAGATATAACTGAAAACAACCACGAGAGGTACAGGCCAATTTATTGCACGACTGAAATGAATAAGCCGACACGCGATAGGACGATTGACTTCTCGATGGATATAAAGGAGGCGCGATAATGATAGTGCGAATAGATGGCCCGGCAGATTCTGTAACAGATACTTCCGATTGGCAGAAAATGAATAACGTGCTTGAAATCATAGCGATGAGTACGCCATGCGGTTCGCGCGTCATGTCTGGTAACGTAACGAAGGGCGCGGTGATACGTTGTGGCGGCTCTTGGTATCTCGCGACAGAGGATACCGCAATAACTGGAACAGCCTCGCCATATGTTCAGCTCACACCGAACGTTGACGGAAGCGAGTTGAATGCCGCCTATGTGGAGACTTTGACTGGCGTTTCGTTCAATAAGATTTATAACACCTGGTCTGACGTTCAGGGCCGCGTGTATCTTTTCGACGAGGCATACGCCTATGCGTGGGGTCAGATTCCCGCGATGAACACGATTGAAGCGTGGCGTCCGGCAAACACGAACCTTGCTAAGTTGCTCACGGCCGGAATAGGAAACGGGAAATGGCGAAGCCTCGCCGAGACCGCATACATATCGGAGTACTTCGCATCGGGAATACCAGTCGTCAAGGCAGTAACGGGAACAGAAGATAAACCGGAATTGAACAAATACAGCGCGCAAGTAACGCAGGGAACCAGGTTAATCGGTGGCGGCGATGAAGGCAGTCTCTATACGGTCGAGTTCACTTCATCCCAGCCTGTCGTGTTTTCCGGATTCGACATTCTGTACGAGAACGATGCGCCAGCTGGCGGTGGCGGCGGGTGTAGAGTGAGAGTCTACAAGTACGGCAACCCAACGCCGATAGCGGACGTTGAAGACTCGGGTAGTCTTGTTATTCCCGTTGACGCCGACGACGTTTCGCTTGGTACGACGCCGGTAGGGTTTGTATTGAAGTACAAGGAGTACGGGGCAAGTGATTGGCGCGGCCCGTGGCGCGTGAGGATCAGATACCGAGTTGCGCCAGCTACCATTCTTGAGGGAGAGATAACCCCGATGGAACTCGCTTGCGGGGACGTGATAACCGTAAATACGCAAGCAGTGGTGGGGTGATGAATGACCGTTATTGAACTCGGGCTACAATCGATAATCGAAAGATGGTCTAACGTTGGCCCGTATTTATATCGTACTACGGTTAGCATACAAAAAATGGCATTCTTCTGGCTGTCGATTTTTGGGTGCAGGGATGAAAGGATCAGCGACAAGGATTACATACTTGCAGTCATCGCAAACGCCCTTGATAGATTCGGAATGGTGAATGACGAAGAAGAAGTTAGGAATACATTTGAGACGTGGTACTTCGACTTCGATAGCCAGGTGCTTCTTTTCAACTGTGGCCCTAACTATAACCCATTATACGATTCGATCGAATACCAGAGGGCGATAGGATACTGCGATACTCGCGTGGTATCTGTTGGAGGGAAGCAAATGCTCCCGGTATTGACCGAAGCTCCGACTGTTACCGCAGACCAGGACATGATAAACTACGATCAGCTCGCGTTCGGAGACGGGAACGTACAGGCGATGAACTATAACGGACTGTTGGATAACATTACCAACATGAAGTTGTTCAGCAATGATTTGCGCGTTTATTATCTCGCGGACGAGCCAGGTAGGGATGAGTACGATAGAGATGAGCTTGTACCGATCTCGGGAATGTTGGTAGACGACATCAAGAACTCGATGCAGAGGACAACGTTTACGCTGAAAGACGCACGAGAAGCAATGAACGTGAAAGTCCCGACGCATTTATTTTCAAAAACAGATTATCCCGATATGTCAGACGATCAAGCGGGGAAGCCGATACCTCTCATGTACGGGCAATGTGCGGTTGTGCCAGGAATATGCGTGAACCAGGAAACTACATCGGGGCCAGCGACGTATCGTTTCTGCGAACTTCTTACCGTACTTGGGGACATACAGGTTGAGGAGGATGACGCCTGGGTAAGTAAGACACCGACAAGCGTTGACCTAGCAAACGGCACGGTGACACTCGCAGAGGTAGACGCGCGGAACAGTGCCGACTCTCCACCTCGTCCTTGCCGCATGGTTGATGGCGTGGGAATATCAAACAGCAATCCTGGTGATGTTATAATCGACCTTGACCTACGAGCGAATGGGATCACCTTCACCGATTCGTTTTATGACGTGGTAGAGTTTGCAGAAGAACTTGGCACTCTATCACCAGTAGGAATACTCATAGACGAAGCAACGGAGCTGAATGAAGTAATAAGGCAGTTGCAGGAAGGATCAAGTAATCGGTTTCGGTATGAATACAACGCGGAGTTAAAGCGAACGGCGCGACTAGATAATCCAGATCGTGAAAGCATTATGTTCGTATCGAAAGAGGAGATACTTGAGAATGACCGCATAGAGCTTTACACGGACAGGGACACGATCGCGGCTTATGTAGTCGTGGAATACGGAAAAGACTACGAAGCAAACAAGGTAAAAACTGTAACCGATACGTCAAGCGTAAATAGCGTAGCGAGAAGCGTGCGCGAGAAGCCAACGATTACGTTTGAAACGTTCTTGCAGACATCAGAGGAGGCGCAGGCAAGGGCGAGCATAGAGGCTGAACGTCTTGGAAAGATCAGATGGTTTACGAAGTTGACGTTGAGGGGTGAACGGTTTTTGACTTTGCGAATATATGATATGCTCACTGTCGAGTTACTATCAGATACGCGCGAGTGGGCAGGAGTTTGGAAGTGCCAGGTGCTAGGGACTGATCCAGACACTAAGGTAAAAACAAACAAGGTACGCCTTGTGCTTGAAAAGAAGGTAGTAAGACCGGACGATGACAAAACACTTCGCATCGTAGATGACGGAAGCATACGCATTGCAGTCGTAGGAATAAATGAGTTTATCAGGGAGGTAAGATAATGGCCGAGCGTGGATACATCAATATAGACGGGTTGCCCGATTCCGTGATACCGCTTCCTGCCGATGCGATGGTAGAGGTTGAGATAGGCGGGAAAAATTATCGCGTTCCATACGGAGAGCTTGGCGGCACTCCTGCTAGTCATGCCCCTTCGCATCGTGATGGTGGAGCTGACGAAATAGCAAACTCAACTCCTGGCGCTGGTGTAATACCAAAGGCAGATGGAAACGGAACGCTCAACGACTGGATTGCTCCAGCCTCAACGACGCTTGCCGGAAAAGTTATGTTAGCCGAGAATGGAGAGGCAAGCGCGACAAAGGCCGTATCCGCGACTGATTCAAGGCTTACAAACACGAGACAGCCAACCGCGCATGGTGCGAGCCATGTGAACGGAGTTGACCAAATACCAAATGCGACGCCAACCGTTTCTGGGCTTATGTCTGCGGCTGACAAGGCCGCGTTCGACGCTTATGATCCAACCAATATGCCGAGTAACAACGAGAAGGCCGCGCTCGTTGGTTCGTATGGAACTCCAGGTGCAACGAATCCTTATTTAACAGCTACCGACCCGAGGCTTGAGGCAATAGCGTTCAACCCGTTATTCGCGTTCAAAGAGGAGACACAGCCTTTTGGTTTTCCGTTGACTGATATAGAGAATCACGGGGGAACAATTTACGCGACTGGTTCGCCTGGTGATTTATACAAAGGCATTGGATTGACTTTGTACTCGACGGGTCAGACACAACGTGCTTATAGTTCTTTGTGTTCGCACAACGGAGAACTTTACGTTTTCGTTTATGGCGGCGATGTATACAAGCTGGACGGTTCAAATGTATTGCAACCGACCGGACAAACGGCGCGAAACTGGGCGTTTTCCTGTGTACATGATGGAGAGCTGTACGCCTTAGCAGATGGCAGACTCTACAAGATGAACAGCTCGGAGGTTTTCGAGCTTGCCTCATCGTTGAACTCAAGCTATGCGAAAGGTATCGAGTCTCACAACGGAGAGCTATTACTGGCGACATCGGATGCAACGGCTGGTTACGGCATTTGGAGATATACAGAGGACTTGTCGTTCGAGCTTTATATAGATACAGCGATAAAGATCGTGAATATGTACGATCTTGACGGTACGCTTTATCTGAATGATGCCAGCGGAAATGTTTATATGCTTGACGAGGCGAACATAATACACGTCAGCATCGAAACAGGCCAGCATATATACGGAATGACTGAATACGAAAGCCGATTGATAGCTTGCTCGAATCTCGTATCGCCGAGCGTTGGAAGCATCTATGTTTTTGAAAATATATCGGCAAGATCAGTTGGCATTGCGGACGGAGAATACACGTTGCCAGGTGTATTTCCGTTAGGTGTTGAAAAAACATTTTATAATACCGGATCGGGTACGCTTACGTTGAATCTGCCAAGCGGCGGAACGCTTGATGGATGGGCGGCGTATTGCGAAATATGGGGCGGCGATTATTTAACGATAGAACGAGTTAGCGAAACAGCGTGGGAGGTTCGAGGTGGATCGCGAGTTGCAGGACGCGGAACAGTTATAGAACACGCTGGAGCGACTGTTCCTTGGGGATGGGGTGAATGTGATGGCCACGCGTTGAGCAGGACTACTCACGCCCGCCTTTTTTTAATTATTGGGACTACGTTTGGCGTTGGCGATGGAAGTACGACCTTTAACGTGCCGGACAAGCGGGAAGTTGTTTCCGTCGGAATAGGTGAGCGGGCTTCTGGCGTTGTAGACCATGATACATTCACCCAGGGGCAATTTAAGGACGACCAGTTTGCAGACCACGGACACGAGATGGGTCTTGGTGGGCAATCTGGTTCGGAAACATGGAACGCCACAAACTACCCGAATACCACCCCGCAGGGTGGTTTTTATACAGGTGATACGGACAAGACAAAAACAAACACTGTGGTGGTAGAAAAGGCGAGGACTATCACCGAAAACCCTGTGAGGTCAGGGACAGTAACGCGCGGAAAATCGATAGGTGCGCGTTTCTTGATTAAGTATTAGTTGATCGGCAATGACAATTTCTGTAAGGGGAACAAAATGAATGTCGAAGCTATGCAGAGTTTTTTTGAGGTTGTTGGCGGGCCTTTGATTGTCGCAATACTGCTGTGGCTCGCCGCGAAAACGAGAAAGCTATTGAGGAAAATAGCGGAACTCGCGGCGATCATGTCAGACGTGTACGACTTGAAAACTATCGCGTGTGCGACGCTGTGCAGACTCGACGCGCAGGACGAGGCGATGAAGCAGATATTCCACGCGATGGAAATGGGAAGGGTGAATGGCGAGGCAAAGGCCGCGATAGGAGCTATGGGAACGGCGAGGAATAACACGGACGAAATTATTCGGCAAATGTCTCTCAAAAAAGAAAGACCAGAGCCGATATGGTGAGGTGAAGAATGAAGTACACGGTACGATACGCGCATCTTGCCAAAAAACCCGATCTCAAGGTTGGCGACAAGGTGTACGAGGGCGACAAGATCGGCGTAATGGGGAACACTGGAGCGAGCCACGGGGCGCATCTGCACATTGATTGCGTCGTTGGTCGAGTCGCCAGGAAATACACGCTTGAGGAAATCGAGAACGGCAACCCGACTGCTGCGATTAGGCAGTTAAATATGTTTATCGACAACGGGCTTTTCAAAGCTCCGTATCAAATAACGACGTACTACGGTTGCCCAGATTATCAGCAGAGATTCAAAAAGGTGCATACCGGATACGATGTGATACCTGAATCTGGCGACTGGTCGATATACTGGAATCGGTCGAAAGAAGGCGAGGTTGTTTCCGTCGTGTCCGCTGATCCAGGGTACGGGAACTACATACTGATTAGTTTCGACGCATAGGAGTGGTAACATGGCAGATTTTTTAGCTTTCATAGGTGGGCGTTCTCTCGTAGAGCTGTGCCTGTTCGCGCTCATGGTTGTGTTTTCCGTGAGCATGATCCTTGTCGCAGTCTACTTGTTCATCAGCTTCCTGCTTCGCCGCATGAAACAAGAAGGGGTAGACAAAGCGAGCATCGGGATCGCAAGTGTAGACTTCAATGACGAGGAGGGAAAGAAGTGAAAGTACTAAGCCATGAGTTTCGAGAGGTAACGCGCGGGCCGTGGATCACTGCAGGAAGGGACGTTCAGTTCAAGCTCATCGGCAGAACGTTGTACGTCGAATGTTCGGACGGGAAAAGCGACTGGCGCTACAACCTCGCGTTCGGAAAGAAAACTTACGATGGCGGTGATGTTAAGTTTCGTGCGCATCGCGGTTTTAGAAAACTGTGGCTATCGATCAAGGACGAGATCGAAAAACTCGACTTTGAAATTGTCGTTTGCTACTCCCAGGGCGCGGGAATTGGCGTTTTCATTCACGAGAACTTTTACCATCGCAAAGGGTACGAGCCGACAACCTACGCTTTCGGAGCGCCGCGTGTGGTTTGGATGCCGTCGAAGGAGTTGCGAACTCGATTCACCCAATTCTACCGAATCAAAAACAAGGAGGACATCGTAACGCGAGTCCCGCCCGCAATTCTTGGCTATAAGCACGTCGGGCAGGAAATCATATTAGATCGAAAGGTGAAGCGGCCAAAGGGCTGTAACATTTTCCGTTGGCTCTCGGGACACGCGCCCGAGATGTATAACTTGCGATTGGAGGGACTTTGAAAAAAGTAATCACGTTCTTTGTCGCGGCCTTTTTGATACTCATTCTCGGAGGCTGTGAGACCGTTCCTGTTGTCGTTGACACGTCGGGAGTTGTTGAAACGCAAAGCAACCTGGCCGCGACTGGTGCCACGATTGACGCAGGAGTAGGCGTCGTCGTAGATCATAGCCAGGAGCTTGCGGACGCTCTCGCGAAGCTCGCGGCCAACGACGTTAAACTAAAAACTGAAGCGGAGAAAGCGGCCAGAATTGCGAAAGAAGCCGTCGAACTGAAAGCCCAAGCGGAAAAATTAAATAAGGACATCGAAACCGCCAGGGAAGAAGTAACCGCGTCAATCTCGCGCGAGGCAGAAACAAGCAAAAAAATACTAAAGTTAAATCTGGAGAAGGCAGACCTGGAAAAACAGGTTTGGCCGCTAAGGATAGCTCTTGTATCGCTCGTGGCTCTCGTGCTGTTGTTTATATTTTTGAAGATCAAAGGGCTGTTTACTGGGTTCCCCTAAAAACGCTCTATAACGCATCAGGAGGCCCTTTATAGAGGACTTCTGGGCATTTTTATGAATATACCCATAATAGGGAAAAACACCCATTAAAAGGCGTTTTCCACCCCTGGGCTAACCAAGACCCCCAGGGGTGGTTTTTTCTGAAAAAATAACTAGACAGATAAAAAAAAACGTGCTAGACTAACCTTATTAAAGACTCCATTGGAGGTTAGTTTGAAAAACACTTTACGTCGCGCCATGCCTATAGCTGGAAAACCTCTAAACTATGATTGAAATAATGGGATACACGCCGGATATGATAGACGTTGGTTTAATCATATTTGCGGGTCTCATGTTGTTTCTTTATCAGGCTATTAAGTAAGGAGGGAGGCATTGAAGAATCCATTTACATCCTGGGTCTGTGAGATTGCGTTAGGCGTTCTCATGGCAATCATTATCGTAGCGATGATAATTTTCGTCGTCAAAATGATGGGGGAGTGATGAAGCGGACGCAGTTCATTTATTCAGGGGTTCGAGGGGAGAGAACCGAAAGCGGGCTGTTGTTTCGAGTAAACGACATCGGCTATCTATGCTCGAACTTGAACGATGTTAAAGACATCGTACACTCTGTAAGAAAGGAGGTGAGAAAGCGGTATAGGACGAACGCCGATGGAGTAGTTACGACTCTATTCGTACAAAACTAATTTACAAGGAGCTTATTATGATTCGCAAAGCAACGGAAATTAACCCTTCGCGGAAGTACCGCATACTGCTGTACGGAGTTCCCGGCGTCAGGAAAACGTCGGTAGCCATCTCCGCGCCGCGAACGCTACTCATCGACACAGAAGGCGGTTACGACCGTGTTGACGCCAGGTTCCGCAGGGCCGCGTACATTCAGCCGAAAACCTACGACGAACTTCTTTCCGACCTCACCCCCGAGAACGTGAAGGACTTCGACACTATCGCAATCGATACGGGCGGCGCGTTGCTCGAAATGATGAAGTCATACGTCATCTCGCAGAACGCCAAGAACGGCCAGAAGGACGGCACGACGCTTTCCATTCAGGGGTACGGGGCAATCGGGCGCGAGTTCGCCAGGATCATTGATCGTTGCTATCGAGTTCTCGACAAGAACGTTGTCTTGGTTTTCCACGCGAAGGAGGACAAGGACGGCGACCAGCTCATCTACCGGATCGACGTCGAGGGAGGCACGAAAAATGCCATCTGGAAGTCGATGGATTTGGCCGGGTTCATGGAAGTAAGGGGACAGCGGTACTTCGTGTCGTTCTCTCCGACCGAGCGCGTGTACGCGAAATCGACGCGCGGCATATCCGGCGAAATCGAAATCCCGACGATAAACGGTAACGAGAAGAACGACATCCTTTCGCGTCTGTTCGATCGGCTACGCGAGGCAGGAAGGAAGGACGCCGAGCTTGTCGCGCAATACGACGCAGTTATCGGCAACGCCAGGGAAATCGTGGACGGCGTAACCGACAAGGAGACTGCGAGCGACGCCATGAAGAAACTTGGGGAACTTCCCGAGATTTTCGAGTCGAAGCGAGAGGCGTGGGAAATGCTCAAGACGAAGGCGTCAAGTCTCGGACTGGCGTATACCAAGGATGGATTCGTCGAGGCGGCGGTATGAAACCGCTACTCATAACCGCTTCGCTTCTCGGGTCGTGGCGATACGCATTTGAGGCGTGGGAAGATCGAGAAGCCGAGGCGCTGGAGGAACTCGCCAAGACAATTCGGCGCGAACCGCTAACGGACAACGAGGCGATGAAGGCTGGGCGCGTGTTCGAGAACCGCGTGAGGATGGAGACAACGGAAGATCGATCATGGTTAACGAAAGACGACCTGAAAGACCTACTGGAATCGCCCGACCCGATGGAAGGCGACTACCTCGCGTGCGTCAAAGAGATCGCCGCAGAGGTTATTGACGGAACATGGCAGGTTAAGTTAAGCCGCGAGGAAGAGATCGACGGACAGCGTTTTCTGTTATACGGCAGGCTTGACGTTTTGCGTGGGCCGGAAGTAATTGACCTAAAGTTTTCTCGGACGTTCGAGGTAGGGAAGTATCGCGACGCGCCGCAAACAAAGATGTATCTGTACCTCGCGGAAAAATGCTTGAGGATGCGGTATCTCATATCTGACGGGCGAGAGACATACGAGGACGTTTACAACCGTGCGGACGTTGCGCCGATTCAGTCGGAAGTCGCCGAGTTCTGGTCGTGGCTACAAACCAAACCGGAATTACTGGCGACATATATCGAGAAGTGGCAGTCAAAGTAACTGCGAGGAGGAAGTAAATGTACGGAAGCGGATACGAGGAGAGGGAATACACGAGGATTGTTCCCGAGGGTGATTACGAAGTCGTGCTGGGGTATCCCCAAGACACGACGACGAAAAACGGTTATCCGATACGGAAAATCCCGGTGAAGATCGTTGGGTACGAAGGATACTACCCGAACGAGTGGACGTGGTTTGACCGTCCTACTGACGACGTAGAGAAGATGGCGCGATGGAACTCCGACAGGACGAGAGACGCCGACGTATTCGGGGTAGCCCGTGGAGATTTCCGGCCCGAGGCGTGGCAGGGGAAGCGCGGGTGGGTACGAATCGCAAAGGACAGGGAGGGCTTTACGAAAGTTTTGTGGTCAGTTACAGCTCCGCAGAAAAACCGTCAAGCTCCAGTTTCGCAAAAAGAAGAAAGCGAACCGCCCGTGAACACCTACGAAGGCGAGCGAGAGCCAGGCGTCGACATTCCATTCTAAGCAATCGCCCCGCCGTGTAAAAAGCGGCGGGGTTTCTCGAGGAGAGCATAATGAAATTACGTGCAAGGTGCTGGTTAGATATAAACGAGTACAGAAAGCGCGGTGTCATGCGATACGATAATCTAATTATTTTGAAGCATGATGACGACTCGCGCGAAAGAATACAGAAAGAGCTTTATAAAATAAATGACAAAAACCTCGTGAGAATCGCAGAAGGAAAAGAGCCAGTCGAACTAGACGTTGTTATTGATATACATTATTCGGAAAGGTCTTTATCTCAAAATGCTTTAATGTGGAAGTTATACGATGTTCTCGCCGAGGCATTGAATCGAGAGGCCGGAACGCGCTATAGGGTATCGCCAGAAAGTCTCTATGAAGAGGATATGAAGGAGTGGGCACCCAGGCACCGCTTGTACTGCGATAAAGAAAGCCTGCCATTTTTCAAGATCGTTCTTGAAGAGGAGCGAGGGAAGATTCGGGCCGTGCGAGAGTTGCCAGACGGAAAATACGAGATCGAAGTCTGGCGAACATCGTCGTATTGGAATACTGTCGAGATGAATAATCAAATCGACCGACTGTTAAACACATTAGAGCAAATGGGAGTTATCGCGGAGAACAACGGAAAGTTGGATGCGATAATGAGGGACATCGAAAAATGGAGGGCTACTTTATGAACAAGGGATTAAAGCGGGCTGTCTATTCCGTCCTCGACGCGCGCAAAGAGAAGGCAATGATCGGTGGATGGGAACTAACAATGCAAGTTCAGCGAGTTGCAGGCCAGAAAGTTTATCCAAACGTTGTACTGAAGATAGCGAAATGGTGGGCCTATCTTTCCGGCGGGATGTTCGAGTGTAAGGACTTCAAGCGATCTGTTTACCAATTCGAGCCTGGTGCTAGAAAGATTTTCGGGACGTATTACGAGACGCTTCCTGTTCAGGCGAAGGCGCGGGAGTATCGGAACGCGTTACGGAAAGCGGGAAGATTGAGACTAGACAAACTGGCGAAATAGGGATATGATACTTGAAGTCAATTAGTTCTGGCCGACTGATTGACGGTTGCCCTATCAGGGGCGATAATACTAGAAACCTTTATTCGAGCAGGGAAACGATGCTGATACATCGTCCCGCAAGGCCGGCCAGCCGCTCGAGTAAAGGTTTTTTTTATTTGCAAGGATGCAAAGAATGAGTTCGATACCTAAACCTAATTACACGCAAATACCGAACGTTTATTTTGATGAAATTATGTGCAGTCTAAACGGGTCGGAAAATCTTGTTTTCCTTGCGATAATGCGAAAGACGTTTGGTTGGCATAAGATGAAGGATAAAATATCGTATGCACAAATACGAAAAATGTCCGGGTTAGCATCTAACACGACTATACAAAAAGCACTAGACAGTCTAATTGAAAAGAAACTTGTGCTACAGGAGAAGGAAAAAGCAGGCATAAGCTACGAAGTAAACGTGGAGACCTTTACAGAAAATGTAAAGGGTACAGATGATGACCTTTACAGAAAATGTAAAGCTACCTTTACAGAAAATGTAAAGGGTAAGGTTGAAACCTTTACAGAAAATGTAAACACAAAAGAAAGTAATATAAATAAAATTAAAAAAAATATAGACTTTTCAAAAATTGAAAAGTCGTATGCGGAAGAATATGAAAAACTAAAAGGACATAAACCAACACTCATCTTCGCTGCTCTTCGCTCTCGTATAAAAAAACTGGCCGCCCAGGGAATAGACGAATCGTTAATCTTGAATGTGATACGCGCCGCGACGAAGGACGAATGGATTGTGGCGAACGGATTCGAGATACTAACGATTCTGTCAGATAAAATGATAATGCGATTAGCAAATGAGACGCAATCATCGAGAACGTCCTCTCCGAAAAAAGGCGTGACTTGCCCACGTTGCGGCTCGGAAGTAATAGCAGGCATCTGTACGAAATGTCGAGCGCTTATAGATTCTGAAGGGAAGGAACTGACATGAACTTTATAAACGACGAAGCGGAGCGATGCTTACTTGCCTCGATGGTTATGGACAACTCAATCATCGAAAATGTTTTTATGGACATCGCGGAGAATGATTTAGCGATCCAGAGCAATCGAGATATTTACAGAGCAATACAGAAGCTAAACTCGCAACGTATTGGAGTAGATATAATTACTCTTTCCGAAGAAACAAAAAAGACTGTTGCTCCGGTTGTAGTGGCAGAACTAACTAACGTAGTATCGACAGGAGCGAATTGGGAGTACTACGTGAAGTTAGTTAAAAAACATTCGCTGTATCGAGGTTATTACGCGCTCATAGAAAACGCAAAGGCGTATAATCCAGATAGCGATAGGGATATAACCGAGCAGATAACGGATATGAGCAAGAGCCTCGCGAAACTACAAGAGTCTGCTGGAGCGGAGAGGCTAGAGAAAACAATGTATCAGGTAATGCTCGCAACGGAAAAGAAGATTCAGTACTACATAAAAAACAAAGGAAACCTAACCGGGTATAAAAGCGGATTTGGACGGTTGGATTATTATACCGACGGAATACAGCATAATCTAATTATAATTGGCGCACGGCCAAGCATCGGTAAAACTGCATTGCTCGAAACGTTATTGCTGAATATAGCAAAAAACAACGATGTGCCTGTCGCGCTGTTTGAAATCGAAATGACCGAGGAACAGATAGGGTTAAGGGCAATATCCGGGCAAGCAAATATAAATGTACGGCACATTAAGAGCGGAAGAATAAACCCCGTTGACAACAAGGACACGCATTGGCGCATGAGCAATGCGATGGTCGAGCTGTCGGGACTCAAGTTTTATCTTGACGATAAAACGAATGAGATACATAAAATCGCTTCGCGGATTAGGTACATGGCCCGATGTCTAGGTGTTAAGGTTTTCGGGATCGATCACCTATCAATAATCGACAATAGCAATAACAAAAAGCAACGACATGAGCAGATGGCAGAGATAATTGAAATACTACGCGCGTTGAAAAAAGAACTCAACGTTACGATTATTCTTCTCGCACAGCTTGTGCGTGGAGCGGAGGGAGAGAAGCCGAAACTCTCCGATCTACGGGAGACTGGAGTAGCAGAGCAGAGTGCGGAGGATGTTTGGATGCTTTACCGTGAACGCCAGGTGAGCATCGAACAAAAGATGATCCCGACAAAGTTGATGATAATGAAACAGCGTGAAGGGCCGTGTGGCGATATTGATTTGATGTTCAATACCGAAATTGTTAAGTATTTTGAATCGGAGGCGTGAAGATGAAAAAGCAAACAATCGCAGGAAGTCATCTACGCGAACACTCGGTAAAACTAATGAATGATTACTGTTGGGAGCGATGGACGGCAGACAAAGGGTGTGCGAAGCTCATGTACGTTTTGACCGAATATCTCGATCCGAACATGACCGATAGACAGTTTTTCGAGTTGCATGGGAAATTGCGTCGAGTTGTGCAGGAAATAGAAAAGCAAATCAAAGCGAAGGAGAGTGGGAAATGAAAGATGTAATCGTAACACTACGGTATAAGAGCAATGGAAAGGTGTGCGAGGGAACGATAAAGACCCCAGAGATTAGCGACAAAGAGATCGTAAAGCGGTTCGCGTATATGAATAAGGCTAAAGATGTAGAGATAATCGGGATGCGCTCGGTAAGATAAAAATAAAAAAATAGACTAGACAGAAAAGAAAAAGCGTAATAAACTACAAGACATGAAAAGGAGAAACGGGATATGGATGCACGAATAAAAGCAGAGATCGACGATAAGGAAAGGGACGACAACCCGAAAGCAGTAGATGAGGTCAGCTATAATGATAATGGCGAGCTGATTGCTTTTTACTGGGATCGTTCGAGCGCGTGGGATCGTAGCCATAAGTTTGCAAACTGGCTCGTGCGAGGAGTTGGGGAACTGCTCATTAGGCATTTGATACAGCCCCGGAAGTATGATGACATATTCGAGCTTCGCGATTTTTACCTCGACGATTTTTTACACAGCGACCGCGTTGCCGCCGCGTCTTTCCTCGCGTGGATGTTCGCGCGAGAGACAAAGTGCGAGGCCGCAAGAGAGGCGTTATCCGAGTTCGGCGACGCCATATTTGGAATAATCGGAAATCTCCCCGAGAGCGTGAATAGGCACAGCGAAGATGATGTGCGGATCGGAGAATTATTGCTTCGCGGGATACTCCAGTCGGTATACGGTTGGTAAACTCACGGCGGGGGGAACCCCCCCTGTAATAAAGGGTCAAAA